CGAAACTAATAGCAGCCCGTATACAAATATAGAACGCAAGATGATACGTGCGTACTGGAAAGAGTGTCAGTTGCAGCGAGACCGTAAAGCATTGCTTGCCCAAATCATGCGGCAAACAATCAACCCAACTTCTAGGGAAAGCGTAGAGGACGGAGCAATAATAATGTCCGCAGCCCAAGCAAAAATGTACGCTCAACAAGCGCATCTGTACAACCAAGCGCAGCAAGCGGGTTTTACAAATATAGGGCAGCATTTGTTTAAAGGTACAGGGACTAGTCCGTGAAAATTCTAACGATTGACTTTGAGACGGCCTATGGGGGTGACCTTGGCTTTGCTAAGCAGACTACCGAAGAGTACATACGCGACCCGCGCTTTGAAGTTATAGGGGTTTCAGTACAAGTAGAGGACGATAAGCCCCAGTGGTTTAGCGGAACCATGACCGAGACGGCTAACTTTTTGAAGGGGTTTGATTGGGGGGACAGCTTGGCCTTAGCGCACAACGCTGTGTTTGATGGTGCGATTCTTAATTGGCATTTTGGCATTACACCCAAGGGCTGGTTGGATACGCTCTCAATGGCTCGTGCGTTACATGGCACTGAGGTTGGTGGTAGCTTAGCTGTACTCGCCGAGCACTACGCTGTTGGCGTTAAGGGAGAGCAAGTCAAGCAGTACATCAACTACTTCCGCAAAGACTTCACGCCAGAGGAACTCGCCGACTACGGCGGCTACTGCAAAAACGATGTGGCTATGACATGGGATTTGTTTGGGCACATGAGCGAGGGGTTCCCCGCAATGGAGTTTCGGCTGATTGACCTGACCATACGCATGTTTACAGAGCCAGTGTTGCAGTTGGACAAGAAGGTGCTCACTGCTCACCTAACAAATGTTAGGGACAAGAAAGAGTTGTTGATGAACAAGATGTTGATTGACAAAGACGATCTAATGAGCAACCCCAAGCTAGCCGATGTACTCCGGTCTTTTGACGTAGTGCCACCGATGAAGGTTAGCCCTACTACGGGCAAACAGACTTACGCATTCGCTAAGAACGACGAGGATTTTAAGGCCCTGCTGGAGCACGAGAACGTCATCGTACAGGCGATTGTGGCTGCGCGGTTGGGCGTTAAGTCTACGTTGGAAGAGACACGAACCGCTAGGTTTCTGGGTATCGCTGATCGAGGGCCAATGCCAGTTCCTCTGCGCTACTACGCCGCCCACACAGGGCGTTGGGGCGGTGATGACAAGGTAAACCTCCAGAACTTACCACGCACTTCTCCGCTTAAGTACGCCATCATTGCGCCGACTGGCTACGTAGTAATGGATTCGGATTCGTCACAGATTGAAGCGCGTACGCTGGCATGGCTGGCTGGACAGGAAGACTTGGTTGAAGCCTTTGATCGCGGCGAGGACGTTTACTGCATCATGGCATCAGCTATCTACGGACGGCCTATCACCAAGGCTGACACTCGTGAACGCTTTGTGGGGAAGACCACAATTCTTGGCTGTGGCTACGGCATGGGCGCAGTGAAGTTTCAGGCACAACTTCAGACATTTGGCGTAACGATTACGGTAGCAGAGGCAACGAAGATTATTGACGTGTACCGCAGGACTTACCCAAAGATTACAGCGCTGTGGAAAGTAGCGGGTACGGCGCTAGAAGCAATCATAAGGGGCCAGACGACAACGTTAGGCCGCAACGGTGTGCTCAAGGTTGACGGCAAGAACGGCATCAAACTGCCCAACGGCTTGTACATCCGCTACCCCAATTTGCGTAACAGTCAAGACGATGACGGCAAGTCTGAGCTTGTGTACGACACCAAAAAAGGCCGCTCTATTATACCGAATCGGATATACGGAGGCAAGCTAATTGAGAACGTGTGCCAAGCCTTGGCTCGGATTATCATTGGTGAACAGATGCTTGCGATTGCCCGCAAGTACCGTGTTGTCATGACGGTGCATGATGCCGTGGCTTGCCTAGTGCCAATTAGAGAGGCTATTACCGCGATGGAATACGTCGAAATCTGTATGCGAATTCGCCCCTCATGGGGGTTGGAGTTACCCCTTAATTGTGAAACAGGATTTGGAGACAGTTATGGCGATTGTTGATTACGCACGGCCTTGTATGTTGGCCGAGAATGCGTTAAAGGCGGCGCACGAAGCGATGCTAGAGAAGAAGTTTGCCGAGGCGATTGAGCAGGGCTTCATTGCGATGGCAGAAACGAAGCTGATGATTAACTCGATCAGAGACATGCAGGAGCGCCAAAGATGACCACCAAACCAATCGTCTGGTCTTTCAGTAGCCTGAAGACTTTTCAGCAGTGCCCCAAGAAGTACTATCACACAAGGATTCTTAAGACCGAGCGTGAGCCCGACACCGTAGCGACTCTGTACGGCAAGTCAGCGCATACAGTTGCGGAAGAATACATACTCAACAAGACTCCGATCCCTCCCGCATTTGAGTACATGAAGGACATGCTTGACCAACTCAACGCCATCCCCGGCGAGAAGTTGTGCGAGGTGATGCTTGGCCTCACCAAAGAACTAGAGCCTTGTGAGTTTTATGCCGACGATGTTTGGTGGCACGGTATCGCCGACTTGGTTGTGCTTGACGAAGAGAACGGCATAGCACACTCTGTTGACTACAAGACTAGCAAAAACGCACGATACGCGGATGTTAAGCAGCTTGACTTGGTGGCTGCGGCTATCTTTGCCAAGTACCCTAAGATCAAGACGATTAAATCTGCACTGCTGTTTGTGGTGAGCAAAGATTTTGTCAAGGCCACGCACCACGCTGAGATGAAAGACAAGTACATTGAGAAGCCAGCGCAGGACGTTGCGCGTATCGAAGCAGCGATAGAGAACGGTGTGTGGAACCCGATCACCGGCCCTCTATGTAGGTTCTGCCCCGTCAAAGTTTGTGAACACAACAGGAGCTAAAAATGCCATACGTAAACAAACCCCGCCCGTACAAAAAAGAGTACACCCAACAAGTCGAGCGAGGCGAACTGCCTACACGAATGGACCGCCAACGCGCCCGTAACGAGATGGACGCCAAAGGAATTGACCGCACTGGTAAAGACATTGACCACACGGTTCCGTTGAGCAAAGGCGGCACTAACGCGCCGAGCAACTTAAAGCTCAAGACGCCGAGCGCCAACCGTTCATTTAGCCGCAACTCTGACCACACAGTCAAAGTTAACAAACCAAAGAAAAAATGAGCCTTGACACGTATACGTGGCCTCGCCCACATGGGTTTACACCGTTCGATCATCAGAAGGTAACCTCAGAGTTTTTAATTAGCAACCCCAAAGCGTTTTGCTTTAACGAGCAGGGTACAGGCAAAACGGCGTCGGTGATTTGGGCGGTAGATCACCTTATGAACATCAACGCCATTAAGCGGGTGCTTGTCATCTGCCCGTTGTCGATCATGAAGTCAGCATGGCAGCAGGACTTGTTTAAGTTTGCCATACACCGTACGGTTGATATAGCCTACGGGAGCGCACGTAAGCGCAAAGAGATTATTGGCGGAATGGCTGAGTTTGTCATCATCAACTTTGATGGCGTAGGCATCGTAAAGAACGAAATCATTGATGGTGAGTTTGACCTGATTGTGGTTGACGAAGCCTCGGCCTACAAGAACGCGCAGACTGAACGCTGGAAGACACTGCGTGATATCAACAAGAGCGTCAAAGGTTTGTGGATGTTGACGGGTACGCCTGCTGCACAGTCGCCTGTGGATGCTTACGGATTGGCAAAACTAGTCAACCCTAAGGGAGTGTCGCCATTCTTTGGGCAGTACCGCGACTCAGTGATGAACAAGGTGACAGACTTTAAGTGGACTCCAAAGCCGACAGCCAATCAAACAGTGCACCGAATCCTACAGCCAGCGATTCGGTTTGAAAAAGCGCAGTGCCTTGACTTACCCCCAGTTACGTTTGCGGATAGAGATGCGCCGCTCACGCCGCAGCAGTTGGTGTACTACAGAGTGCTTTTAAAAGAGATGCTCATTGAGGCGGCGGGCGAAGAAGTCTCCGCTGTGAACGCAGCGGTAAAGACCAACAAGCTGCTACAGATTTCCGGCGGCGCTGTGTACACCGACACTCATGAGGTGCTGGAGTTTGATGTATCAAACCGCTTAAACGTGGTGCAAGAGATCATTGATGAGTGCAGTCATAAGGCGCTGGTGTTTGTACCCTTTACCCACACCATCGAGCTACTGAAAAGGCACTTGACTAAGAACCACATTACGTGTGAAGTCATCAACGGAGCAGTGTCAGTCAACCGGCGCAGTGACATCGTAAAGAATTTTCAAGAGCAACCGGCGGTCAAGGTGCTTATCATACAGCCGCAAGCGGCGTCCCACGGACTTACCCTAACTGCCGCCGACACAATCATCTGGTACGCTCCATGTACTAGCGTTGAGACCTACCTACAGGCTAATGCGCGTATTGACCGCCCCGGCCAAGTCAACCCGATGACCATTTACCACATCATGGGTAGCACGGTAGAGCGCAAGATTTACTCTATGCTGCGAGGCAACGTGAGTAGCCACCAAAAAATAATTGATCTTTATCGTCAAGTACTCGCCGAAGCCCCTTGACAATGTACAAAGCTGTGATAGACTTGTTTTTGTGAGTGGGGTTGGACAACGGGTTAGCGCCGTTGAACATCTCCATGTTGGTTGAACCCCGCTGCTTTATGCGAACCAACTCCGCTCACACCCATTAACAATTGTTAGGAGCATTAGATGAATGAAGAAGCTACAGCCGCTGTAGACTTGGACCAGCTAACCGCGATCTACATAAAGATCAGGGACGCTAGAGCCGATAAGAAGCGGGCATTTGAGGTAGAAGACAAAGAACTTGAGGACCAGCTATCGGTGCTTGCCACCCAGATGTTGGACACCTGTAAAGAAATGGGTGCTGACAGCATCCGAACACCGCACGGCACAATCATTCGCACAGTTAAGTCACGGTACTGGACGAACGATTGGGATTCAATGTACGACTTCATTCAAGAGAATGGTGCATTTGGCCTGTTGGAGAAGCGACTTCATCAAACCAACATGAAGGACTTCCTCTCTGAGAATCCCGGCTACTTGCCTATGGGCTTAAATGTAGAAAGCGAATATACCGTTTCTGTCAGACGTTCTAAGGAAAAATGAAATGACCGACCTTACTGTTTTAAACCAAGACCTCCCCGACTTCCTGCAAAACGCAGGAGTCTCTGAACTTACCAAAGCCCTTGCTGGCCGCGCAGGTGTTAAGCGTATCGTGCCTAAGAACGGCATCTTCCGCAAGACGGTTGGCGGTGAAGAGATGGGCAAAGTTAAGGGCAACCTTGACGTTGTGATTGTCAGCGCGTCTCCTAAAGTTGGGCGTATTTTTTACGCTAAGCAGTGGACACCCGATGCCGAGCCAAGCGCCCCAGATTGCTTTTCTAACGATGGTAATTCACCCGATGCTGGCTCAACCGCCCCGCAGTCTTCTAGATGCGACACCTGTGCTCAGAACATCAAAGGTTCGGGTCAGGGCAACTCTAAGGCTTGCCGTTACTCCCGCCGTGTAGCTATGACTCTGATTGAAGATTTTGGCACTACGCTTGAAGGTTCTGTGTACCAGATGAACTTGGCGTCCAAGTCTTTGTTTGGCGATAGCGTTGGCAACAACACGCATCCGTTTGAGAACTACATCAAGTACCTCGCCAACAACGGCAAGAGCTTGGACTATGTTGTGACTACGCTGAGTTTTAACGAAGAGAACGACAACCAGTCCGTGCTGTTTACACCGGCCCGTTTCATCAACAAGGCCGAGCATACCGTAACCAGCGAAGTTGCTAAGAAGCCAGAAGTGCAGAAGATGGTTGTCATGACTCCGTATCAAGCGGATATGTCTGGCCGCGCTCCCGCACTTGCTGCACCTGCTCCGAAAGCCGCCGCGCCCGAACCTGATATTGATGTCGCCGAGCCGGTTAAACGCGAAAACAAAAAAGCTGAGATTGCTACCCCTACAGCCAAAAAAGACTTGGGTTCTGTCATTGATGCTTGGTCAAAGGAGAAGTAATAGATGACCTACGGATACAGCCAGCGACTGGTTGAGGCCAACAAAAAAGCCGACGAGCAGTCGTGGGGTGTACTCCTTGGGCGCAAGTGCATAGCGCTCGATATTTCTGTGGATGTAATCGCTACAAGGTTCAACGTGAGCCGCGCAACGATCTACAACTGGTTTTGGGGGGCTACAACTCCTAACCAATCACACGCGGAACAAATCGAGCGTCTTATACCTAAGCTCAAGAAAACCCGATAATCCGTGCGCGTAAGGGGGCTTCGGCCCCCTGCGTAGCCGTCCCCAAAAGAAAGTTATATGTCCAACTTTGACCTGCTTGATGCTGTCTTACCCGTTGAGGGTAGGTACTGCGTGATGGGCATTGGACGTTACCCAGATCAGAAATTTGTAGACACGAGAGAAGAAGCAGAAGCATTATTTGTCAAGCATGTAACCAACGGAATTGATGCCTACTTTGGTTGTGCTAAGTACGGCCCGCTAAACAATCGCACCCACGAAAACGTAGCGCACGTGCGCGCTTTGTGGCTGGACATTGACTGCGGTGCAACCAAGGGTGTGCCCGACGATAAGGGTGTCATCAAAGGGTATCTAGACCGGCAGATAGGTTTAGATGAACTTGTGAAGTTCTATACAGCAGTCGGTTTACCGCAGCCGATTCTTGTTAACTCAGGTTATGGGGTTCATGCTTACTGGCTTCTTGAAGAGACACTGACCCGCAACGAGTGGGAGCCCCTGTCTAACCGCTTGCGGGAACTGTGTGACGAGAACGGCCTGATCGTAGACGCATCTGTTTTTGAAGCCTCGCGTATTCTCCGTGTTCCGGGTACGTTTAATTTTAAGTACGACACCCAAGTACTAGTTAGTGTAATCAACGAAGACACTGCGCGTATGAGTTACGCGCATGTTAAAGAGCTACTTGGTGCGCCTGACGCATCAACCGACAAGCCTGATTTTCTGCCAAGCGCCGTTAGTCCAATGATGGAAGCGATGATGGGCAGTAAAGTGAAGCGGTTTAAAACAATTATGATGCGCTCGGCGAACGGCGATGGCTGTAACCAACTGCTTGAAGCGTATCAAAATCAAGGCTCCATAGAAGAGCCGCTGTGGCGTTCTGCCTTATCGATTACTGCATTTTGCGTTGACGTTAGTACAGCGGCGCACATGATGTCTGACCAGCATCCGGGGTACGACCCAGCAGAAGTAGACAACAAGATTAAGAACTTAATTGCAAAGGGTGGCCCACATCACTGCGCTACATTTGAAAAGCAAAATAAGTCCGGCTGTGACGGCTGTAAGCACAAGGGTAGTATTAAATCCCCGATTGTGTTGGGCATGGAGTTAAGTGAGGCAGAAGTAGAAGACGGCGAGTACGTACTGCCGCCAGAACAAACCACCGGCATAACGCGCCATATACCTGAGTACCCATTTCCATTTACTCGCGGCAAAGCGGGGGGCATTTGGAGAAAGGCTATGGACGAGGAAGACGAACCAGAGTTGGTGTACGAGCACGACCTGTACGTAGTCAAGCGCATGAAAGACCCTGAGTTGGGTGAGACTGCGCTGTTTCGATTGCATTTGCCAATGGACGGCGTGAAAGAGTTTGTCATTCCGCTGGCGTCAATTGCAGTCAAAGAAAAACTTAGGGAAGCACTTGCGCATCAAGGCGTAGCGGCACACCCTAAGCAGTTAGAAAACCTCATGTACTTTATTATAACGTTCATGAAAGCACTTCAATACGCAAAGAAAGCAGAAATTATGAGAACACAATTTGGTTGGGTAGACAACGATAGCAAATTTATTATTGGCGATAGGGAGGTCACAAAGGATGGTTCGTTCTACAGCCCCCCGTCACACACGACTAAGCTCATTGCCGAAAAGATGACGCCGACTGGCTCGTTTGAAAAGTGGAAAGAGGTGTTTAACATGTACGCCAAGCCGGGGTTAGAACCTCATGCGTTTGCGGCACTCACAGCGTTTGGCTCCCCATTGCTCAAGTTTACGGGTATGAGCGGGGCGATCATCAATGTAATCCACAAGTCATCCGGTTCGGGTAAGTCAACGGCGCTCTTCATGTGCAACAGCGTATGGGGGCACCCTAAAGAGCTTGCTTCTATTTGGAAAGACACATTCAACGCAAAGATGCACCGGCTTGGCGTGATGAACAATCTGCCCAACACCATTGATGAGATTACAAACACAAGCCCGATGGAGTTCTCTGACTTGTCGTACAGCATTTCGCAGGGGCGTGGTAAGAATCGCATGAAGGCATCTACCAACGAGGAGCGCGTCAACCATACTAGCTGGCAAGGCATAACATTGTCGTCGGCTAACGCTAGCTTTTACGAGAAACTTGGCGCGGCTAAAAACTCCCCTGATGGCGAATCTATGCGGCTGCTGGAGTACGGAATCGAACCCACTACCATCATCAGTGTGGCGGAGGGTAAAGAAATGTTTGACCACCAACTCATGGAGAACTACGGCTTTGCCGGAGATATTTACGCCAAGTATTTGGTAGACAACCTTGAGGAAACCAAAGACCTTATCCGTCAAATTCAAGCGAGGCTGGACAGCGAAGTACAGTTCACCTCACGAGAGCGCTTCTGGTCTGCCGTTGCGGCTTGTAACATTGCTGGTGGTTTGATTGCCCGTAAGCTGGGACTGCATGACTACGACATGAAAGAGATTTATAGATGGCTGACCGGCATGCTCGGTGAGCTGCGCGAAGAAGTGGCTCCCCCACAGTCAAACCCTATATCAATCATCGGCGAATTTGTTAACGCCCACATGAACAACGTGCTGGTGGTAGACGGAGAAATAGATGCTCGGAGCAGTCTAATGGCTCTACCACAACAAGAGCCCAAGGGTGAGTTGCTTATACGATACGAGCCTGACACCAAAGATTTGTTTATCTCTGCCAAGCACTTTAAGGACTACTGCGTCAAGGCGCAGATCAACTACAAGGACTTGCTCAAACAGTTGAAAGACGATGATGTATACGCCGACACCGTTAACAAGCGTATGTCTAAGGGCATGCGGGTGATGTCCCCAGCGGTTCGCGTACTGCGCTTTAAGGCCGAAAAGTTTGATCTATTCAGCATGACCGCAGCAAATGAAGATAGAGACGGTAACGTACCGGATTAACTGGGCGAAGTTCCGGCTTGGATACTCTTTCTTTGTACCCTGCATCAACCACAGCGAGGCAAGGAAAGCGGTTCGGGCGGTGTGCCGCCGACTGAAAATTGAGATAGTTACAAAAGTAACCATTGAGGAAGGCATCAAAGGATTGCGGGTCTGGCGCACTTAGGCTAGACTAGAGCCGTTGTTCTCCTTGTGGTTGTCATAGTACCACTCGCCCCCGGCCTAAACACCGGGGGCTTTTTTATTTCTGAACTTCGCGTTCCAGTTTTTTGGAGCTTGGCTCCAGCAATTCCATAATTTGCGGGTAGTATTTTTCGTCGATTGGGAAGCCGCGATCAGACAGCAACCTGCGCTCCATGCGTTTCTTCAAAGACTCACTAATCTGGTCGCTTGTGATGGGGTCCCAGTAGTTCTTCATGTTGTAGTTAATGAGCTTGTCAAAAGCTTTTTCAACATCGTCGTCGGAGCCTTTAGTAATCTCCAAGTCCAACCTAGCCAATGCGTCAGAACGATCACGCTTAGCCTCTAAGATCAACCCTTGGATTTTAAAAATAGCTTCTCGGCGGGTTTGAAGTCCCTCAGTAGCGAAGCCAGCACCCTGTGCCAGAATCTGACCTATGGTAAATTCCTCCGCATCTTTGATAGATATGCCTGTTGTAGTCTGTGCGCCTTCTTGAGAATACCTATAAGCTTTTAATGGGTCACGGAATATGGCTGGAGCTAGTTGCTCCATACCTTGAAGAATCTTTCCTTGTTTGAAATAATCTATAGCCCGACCAGTCTGCTTGACGAGAGAAACGCTAGGGCCAAGCAAAGATGCCCCATAGTCCATCATCTCAGCTTGAGCAGTAGCTTGGTCTTTTATTTCCGGGAACCACATATTGTTCATGGACATGCTACTAGTGATGTCGTAGCCAGTCAGCGCAGCAACCAAACCTTTGTCAAGGAACTCATCGAGTGTGTGGTCACCAATTTTTACATTACCAAATGTTTGCGGGAGCCATACGTTGCGGAACCAGAACTCAAGATCACGGCCTTCAAGTGGGTCATCTTCGTCATCGGCCTTCATAGAGTTGAGGATGCCTTGCAGCACGCCCATAGCCATGCTGATGCCGGGGATGCCGACGTATCCAGCTAGCGCATACGACATACCGAGCGAGCCCAAAAATTGAATTTTGGCTTCTTTTCTTTCTTGCGGAGTCAAACCTTTAAACATGTTGTACGCATTGCGCACAAAGTACGTAGTCACAAACGCCGGGAACATCTTGAACTGCAAGATAGAGCGGCCAATTGGGTTGTTAGCGTTAATAAACACTTCACGCGATTTACTTGCCGCAAGGCCCCGTGGGCGGTTTGATGCGTGGTAGTTACCTAACGCCTCATGGCTTTCTTGCGTTGCTGCTTCTAACGCAGCCTCATGCGCCAATCCTTTGTCGCGGTTTAAACGATACGAGGTCATGAATGTTACTTCACGAATCATCCGCTCCGAATGGTGGAACAGCGCAGTCATTGCGTTGGTGACAACTTTGCCAACACGACGAACTTTGCTTTGCCCTAACTTAGTAGGCACATCACGACGATTACCTAAGTCAAAGGCCATTGTGGTGTCACTGATACCGAAGTCCTGCATGTACTGTGTAGCCAACTTCTCGTCAGCGGTCAAGCCCTCAAGCTGTGACATGCTTGGCATTGTGTAGCTGGTAGACCCATCAGGATTAGTCTTAGTTACGCCGATACCGTTAAACACGTTCAGTGACTTGGCAAGCGCAGCGGCAGTTTTAACCGTACCGTGCTTAGATGCGAGCACTGGAACAACAAAGACAGGCATAGCGGTGAACTGAGCCACCACAGTTTTGATGGAAGTCATCATCCATAAGAAGGCCGTAGTGTTTAAAAGATTAGACACTTGAAACCCAAGGCTGTCTTCTAAAGAAGGCCGTACCTGTTGTTCTGCTCGCAAACGCATCTCCGAAACAAAATCACCCAGCCGTGCTTTGTTTGGGTTGCCTTCTAGGGAAGCGGAAGCGCTCTCAAGGCCGCGCATAATTTCAGGGCCGTACTTGATACGCGCAATTTGATTTGCCATGTTCGTGCCGGTAGCCACGAAGTTACGGTGGATGTCACCCGAGAAACCAGCTACACCTTGACGGTGCATAAACTGTCGGCGGAAGTTGCGGTCTGGAAGAGTCTGCAAGTACATCTGGTAGATGTCATCCTTGAGCTTGTCCATATTCAAAGTAGCCATATTGCCGACAACATTACCGAAGTCGTCAGTGATGCTAGTCACAGGCTTAGCTTCAAGCGTGTTAAATATCTCCTTCAGCATCTCGCTGGCAGCTACATCTTTTTTACGTGCGCTAGACAGGTCGTTGCCTTCATCGATATCTCCACCCTCTATCATCTCGGCTTTTGTGCGGGCGTTACCGGACGCAGCGTTCAATTGCTTGACACGATCTTTTACAAACTTATCACGGTCAGATTGGCTCTCAAACATCTGGAACTCACGAGCCTTACCTTTGCCCACACGCACCCAGTACTGCCCGTAGCGCATAAGGGGGAAGTATGGATACAGCTTCGTGCCGTCCTCATACATCTGCTTAATAGAAGCAATCAACTTACCCTTTGGTGACTTAGGGTCGCTGGCGCTACCGGGCAAGCCAGACGCTTCAATCTGTTCTTCAAGAACCGCGTGATACGCCTTGTGGTTGCTTGCGTAAAACTCACGTACCTTGTTGTATAGTTTTTTGTTTGCTGGAGTCAGTCGGCCCCACAACGCAGCAAGGTTTCGATCTGTCGTAACTTTGTTAGGGTCCTTTGACGTGATTGTTGAATAGTGCATCACGTTACCAAGCGCTGTGTACTGCTTGGCGTCCTTTGCCGCAAGATTATTTAAGTCTTCAGCGGTATCAAACATGGCGTTCTTAGCCTTGTTACGCATGGCGTTCATCTTGTTGATGCCAGCCCATGTGTCTTTTATACCGCCAATACCAAGTTTGCCTGCCCACCGCACAATAGCTTCGGTCTGCAACGCCGGGAGCAACTGCTGCATTACGCCGTCTTTTAGCCAAACCCCACTTGCCACCATACCATCAAGGAACTGCTCCATGTTGCGCATGCCCACCAACTGCTCAATATTTCCGCCAGATTTAATGTTGTCGGCGAAGTTAGACTTTTGCAGCTTCTCAACAGTCTTATCGACTTTTGCGCGGGTTTGTTTGGCGGACGCAAAGACCTGTTCGTAGCTTTCACCACGTTCAATCCGCTCCAGCTTGCGCATGGTGGGTGTTTTTTGTGCGGACAGAATTGTGTCTGTCATGATAATCAAGTCTGTCATGGCACTGAAGTCTTTTTCGCCGACTCCAAAGTAATCCATGATGGAACGAACAAAACGGCTGAACGCCGAGCCTTTAGGTGACTTAGCGTCTATGCTCAGCAAAAACTCTTGCATCACAGGCTCGGTCATGCCGTAAGCCAAGAACTCCTGATGCACTTCAAAAATCTTGTAGTAGGGTTTGCCGTTCTCGTCTAGGTCAAGAGTAGACTCCACCAACGCACGGAGGTCATCGGGTACTTGACCCATTGCGTCCATAACTTTGTACGTGGCATTCGCATTCATCATTACACGGGTGAACAACCGTGTAGTCTTAGTCAGCACCGCATCTGGGGAGAACCCGTTAGCGTTAGCCATTAGACCCAAAGACAGCTTCTGATTCGTAGCAGCGTGCAGCAATTCGTGCAGCACCGTGATGTTATTGACGCCTTGGTCAGCCCCGAAGCTAACACCGCGCACGTAGACCCTACGAGTTCTAGCAGGTAGGTCTTCAATGAACAGCCCCCGTGCGGCGTTCCAGTCGTTCATGTTTCGCTGCAACTGCTCAGGTATAGGGTCGCCTTTTTCAATGACGATGAACTCTACATCTTTAACAAAGTTGCGCAAACGCTGAGCGATAAATCTTTGGAATGCGTTGCCTGTCTTAATAACCCGCGCAAGTGCTTGCACTGCGTTGGTGGCTTTGGAAAAGCTTGCATCTGGCCGACTAGCTTTGCCGGTCTTTTCCGAGCGAGACACTTTGCTCTTCTCGTACGTCATACCAGTTCTTATATCAGCAAGTTCTTTTGGGCTGATTGCTGGATTTTTAAGCGCGGCTTCTATCTTGCCCCGAGCGGTGTCTGTTGGTGAAAGCGAGTCTTGCAGCGTAAGCAGAGACTTGATGGCTTTTATTTTGTCAACGCGCTTATTGGTTTCCGCTTCTTTTAACTGCTCGTCTGTTTCAATATTTGCTTCGTCAATAGGAGCAAGTGCTGTGTCAAGCGCAGTAATAGCCGAGTCGGTTACACCAGAGGCAGCGGTAACAGCTTTTCTTTTTGCTCTATCGTTTGCTTTAGTAGCAGCACGGTTGGCTATTCGTTGTTCTTTAGTAAGCGGAGGGCGACCACGTCCTTTCTTTGGGGCTTCGGCTGCTGGAATGTAGACGTATTCTGGCCCGTTCAGCGTTACAAAGGTCACCCCATCATGCCCAGCATTTCTGGCGGCATTTACTAAATCAGCCATAGATGCAGATTGTGGGAGTCCTAACTGTTCTTTTGCCGCTGCCCACGTAGGGGCACTCAGCAAATTCTTAAACTCCACATCTTGCTGAGTTACTTTACCGCTCTCCCCGGCGTAAGTTTCTGCTACGCCCTTGTTGGGAGACATAAATAGTGCGCCACCTACTGTTTTACGATCTCCCTGCCCTTCTGGTACGCCACGGTATAGAGTGAGTTGTTTGGGAGCAATTTCAGGCGCAACCTCTGGCGCAGCTTCGGTCTCAGGGGTCTGCAACTCCGCAATGGCTTCGTCAACGGGTTGGAACTCAATAGTAGCCGCTTTGTCAACTTCAGCAATTACGTTTTGTAAATTGCTGGCTGGCTCAGCGGTCAGTGCAGTCGGTTCTGTTCCTTCTCGTGCAGCAGGCTGGCTAACATCCGGTCCAACAGGAACCATTCCAGTTGGGTCAAGCGTTCTAGCGGTTTCGGAGGCGGACTCTGTATCGGACTGTGCAACCACTCCATCGCCAACTCCACTTGGTCCACCGACAGGTCCGACAGCAGTTGCTGTTCCTTGAGCTTCTCTCTGGGCATCCGCATTTTGTTTGTCCTCTACAGCTTCTTTGGTAGCTAGCTCAATAGCAGCTTCTTCTGGAAATGGAGCATTGTTTGCTCTAAACATTTCAGTAAGCTGAGCAACGCGCTCTGGGTCTGGTTGACCAGTAGGTGCAGTCTCAAGTGTAGGCGCTTCGCCCTCCGCCGCTGGAGGCCGCACTGTTGTAGTTGTGCCTTTGTTAATCGCTTCTATTGTTTTGGCGGCTTCTTCAATCTTTAATTTTGCACGGTCAGAACGAACGCCCATAGCACCGCTTACACCACCCATAGGGCCACCGAGCAGCAGCGCACCGCCAGCGGCTTCTAGATACTCTCTAGCTGCCTCAGGGTCAGTAAACGGATCAAGTGGTTTATCAGCTTGCCACCGCTCCAATACTTGCTGGATTACCTCTTGAGGAACTTCAAAGGCAATACCTTTTGCGGTCCCACTTGCTACAGCTTTAGCATAAGCCTTTGGTCTTGTAGCATTTTCAATAATCTCAGCAGTGGTGCGTTGGGCGGCTTCTTTACCCTCAAGACCAATAAGAGCGCCGAGCGGCTTAAAAAACTTGAACCCAAATATGTCAAGGGCAGTTGAGCCAGCAGCAGCTACAGTAGCTGAGAGACGGTTAATATCTTCGCCTTCCCGGCCTTCTTTGGTTTGCTTCTCTTTTTGAACCGCAATGTTGTCAGCAATGTAGGAACCCAATGTAGCCAAGCCAAAAGCAGCGGTACCGACAGCAGCGGCACTCAATGCAAAAGGGGCAGCTACGATACCAGCACCTACGGCAGCACTTGCAGCAGCACCGGCAGCGGCGGCGGGGGCCATAGAGCCGAAGGAGCTACCAGCAACTTCTTTAAATTTACTTCCAAGTTTACCTAGCGCTTCACCATAGTTACCAGCTTTGACCTCATCACCAATTTCACTAAACTCAGTTTGCTTATAGGCGTGTTCAGACTCATCTTTGTATTTGGCTAGTTCTTTTGTAGCCTCAGCCTGATCGCCCAGCCCGGTGTACAGTTTAGCTGCTGGTAGCGCAGTATTGGCACGCTCTTTAAGTGAAGTCCAAAAAGAACCAAAGAACCCACCACTTTCGGTAGGTTCTTCTTTTGCCGAAGCAGAAGAGATTGTTTCCCAACCATCCGCACTAGGTCCCCCACTAGGGACAATTGTTTCCCAACCGTCTGCATTTGCTTTAGCTACGGGTCCCCCACTGGGGGCAATTGTTTCCCAGCCGTCTGCATCTGCTTTAGCCATGATTACTTAGCCTTACGTTGGACTGAACCGTCTGGTGCAATTCGGTAATCATACTTGTTTGGCTCGTATTTCTGCCCACTCTGCTCTACTCGGGCTTGCAGTCCAACAGAGGCGGAGGCACTTGCCCTACCGGCTGTGGGGACAGGAGGAGCAACGGCGGGAGCAGCGGGGGACGGCAGGCGTTCCGTAATCATGTCTTTTTCGCGCTTTGCCATACCCGCAGTGTCTTTGGCGGTTTTTGCAGCCCTCCAAACAGGGTCGGCGTACTTAGCAGTTTCTACAGCCTTTGTAGCGTCTCTCAGTGCAGCGGCATCATTTTTGCCTTTTGCTAAGTCTTCCGCACTTTGTATTCTTTCTGGGATAGACGCAGCCGCACGAGTTTCTTTTGCCGTATCGCTAAATGCTTGGGCTTTAGCCGCTGCAAGTTTAATTGGGTCTTTGGCAATTGAAGGGTCTTCGGCAAGTGCTCGGTTAAGTTTAGCTTCTACAGATTCTTGCTCAAACGTCTTTTTATTTGCACTAGCCGCAGTAGCCGCAGCTTGCCGTTGCGAGTTCTCAGTGCTGGACTGGAGAGTGGCAATTTTTCCTTTTGCGTCAATCGCACGTTCCAAAGCTTTTGTTGCCGATGCTTTACCTTTTTCGTAGCTGTTTTCGGCTTTGGCAATTTGGCCGTCTCTGCGTTGTTCGGCAGCAGTAGCAAGTTGAATTTCCGAAGTACGCAACAAGCGGCTAGCTTCACGAGCTTCTTTCTTAGCTTTTGTAGCTGCTTCGCCGCCTTCGATACCGGCGTTAGCAAGCCCGGTTACAAGACCACGACCTTTTAACATGCCTCTGGCTGCGGCAAAATAAGCTTCGGCAGGTATGCCATCTTTAGCGTCAAGTGCTTTACGATCTGCGGCTACTTCTTTAGCTATAGGGGCCAGAGCGCTCTCACCGTACATAGCTTGCACTCCGGGCAGCGCCGCAGTAATACCGGCTTGGCGTTCTGTGGGGGTATCTGTAATTTCTTTGTCCCCCAGAGTGGAAAGTTCATTCAGTGTGTCTTGCAACCCGCCACGAGCAAACGCAACAGCACCGCCGCCAGCCATACGCTCGGCCATACCAGAAGTTACAGTACCAGCTAAACCGCTTCTCAATGAAGCCTGAAAGCCCATTTCGTCTTGGATAGCCCTAATTTGTTCGGAGTCGCCACGGGCTTTGGCCGCTTTTAGAGCCTGCTGTAGCTGCTGCGGAGACAGCGAGCTAACAATACTTGCCACATTCTCAGCGCTATCTACGCCCCCACCGCCAGCGTAAGCCATACCACCATCAGCCATAAATTTGGACAAGCCAACACCGGCCATACCGAGCGAGCCCAACTGCTGAGCCATACCGGGTCCGGGTTCGTACATTTGTTTGGTGGACTGTTGACCAAGCGGCAAGCCACGGATCATGTCGGACATAAAGCCCAACTGTTTATACGGGTAGTTCTGCTGGTTCTGAAAGTCTTGATAACCTTGATCCAGACCCCTTTGTTCTAATGCCTGTTGCTGACCACCATAAGCTGACTGAAGCTTGTTGATGTCCATAGCCTGACCAAACTTTTGCCCGCCAAGCGCACCCAACTGACCCGCGCCTTGCAACGCTGTTTGAAGACCCTGCATACCAAGACCTGCGCCGTACTGTTTGGACTGCTCTCCAAGCTGCTGCGCTTGCATGTTACGGGATTGGTCTGCGTTAAATTGCTGTTGAGCTTGCCCAAAAGCGCTTTGCAAACCCTGCGCTTGGATGTCACCCTTTTGCATAGCCAAATTGCGGCCAGCTTCTGCGTCCATGATTGCTTGGCGGGAACCACCAAATGCCCCTGCACCTGTAGCTTGAGCGTTGCGTCCTTGAGTGGCAATATCTGCTGCGCGGCCTGCTTCTCGCTGCTGTACATCAACAACACTCTGCATGTAAGGAGACATGTATGCGGAAGCATCGGCCTGCCCAAATTTACCGGCTGTAAAAGTTGATGGGTCATATTTTGTACCCAGAGCACCAGCCGTAGCCGCACCAGCTTGCGACAAACCAAGGTCCGTACCAGCGGAGGTCTTCATGTTGGCAGCGCCTGCCTGCGCTCCCTGTTGCATAGGGTTAAAGCCCGCGATACGGTTAGCTCCGTAAGTCTGGTATGGGTTCTGGTTTATGTCTGTTAAAGCGCCAGTTTTAGCCAGCGTGTCTTTAGCGTAACCTTTGGCCCAATCAGGAAGCTCAGAAACTTGAGTTTGCGTAGAAGGGGCAGCTTCATCGCCACCCCCACAAACGATACGCCCACCCTCTTTACGGGTAACGTTGCTACCAAGTGGTTCGCCAAATGCGTAAAGTTGCCGACGCGAATAACTTGTAATCATAATGTGACCCTCATCACTTGATGCGTGTTTTCAAGACCCATCTTTTTGTACATGTCAACCAATGTTCCGCGTGCAAAGCACTGCGCTTTTGTTGCGCCACAACGGCGCATAAATTCTTTTGCTTCGTCAAACACATAGTCTCTAACGATGCCTTTTCCACCCATTAAGTTCACGTTGGCAATACGCTCCATTGGGTAGTCAATAATATCTATCGTGCAAGCACCCGTAATGCCTTCTCCGGGTTCTTCCCAAACTAACAAATGCGTTTTGCCGGTACGGACGTTGTACTCAATAAGCTGTTCATTGTAAGACTCCGGCTCAAGGTCAATTGCTTTTTTTAAGAGCGGAAACGCAATAGGCCAAATTATGGGTAGCATGTTTGGTTGAACGTGGTGCAACGGCATAATTAAGCTGGTAGGTATTTGGACGCACGGCTGTTAGCCGCTACCTTGCTTTTACCAACTGTTTTTCCACGAGCTTTCTGAACTCTGTCCATCATGGCGTACAACTTACGGGCACCAGCCTCCGTTGATCCGTTGCCTAGTTCAGACACAATCCGTGCCGGTACAACAAATTCTCCGTCAGCAAGCCGAGCCGGTTGCTTCTTACCAATCATTGCAGGAATAGAGTCTGAGATGCCATCACCGGGGCCGCGCAGCAGTCTGCCGCCATCGGAGTAATCGCCCAGATTAGACATGCCACCTTGGGCTAGCGCCGCCATTAAACCGCCTTTTGCAGCCAAATTATCCATGCCACCTGCCGAAGTGTCCCAACCACCACCGCCACCATCGGCTGGCGTATCACCTTGAAGCGGTCCGGAATCTGTCCCCGGTGCGCCACCGCTATCGCTACCACCGCCACCATAGTCCATCTCGCCTATCCCAGCGCTATAAGCCGGTGACGCCGCACGGGTTTGCGTGTACTTTTGAGTTTTGGGGTCGTAGCCATACGCGGCAAGGATTTCCCCTGTACTTGTAGGCGCAGCAGCCGCATTAGCCATTGGGCTAGCTTGTGCAAATTTTTGAGTTTTTGGATCAAAAGAATATGCGCCAACTTCACCGCCTTCGTCAAACTTTGCCTCACCCGTGTAGGGGTTAACCGCTGAATCTTGAGAGCCACTTATCATGTTTTGAGAAACAGGTGTTTGAGCCGGTGAAGTGTATGCAGGGGTTTGAATACCCGACTGTGGATAGCCTGTGTTCATGCCGATTGCGTTGGCGTTTGACATATCCTCAACAGGACCGCCAGATGCAAAACCGTACAATTTCTTAGCCGCGTCGTTGTCAATTTGAGTGTACGAAGGGGTGAAATACCGCTGCTCTTTACCAAAGTTTTGGTTTAGATTCCCACTTCCGGGAACGTCAGGCGTAGGTGTTGGCGTTGTGGTTCCGGGGCTGTACGTATAACGCTGACCCATGTCTTTATCTACTTTTATTTCTGGCTGTTTGGTGGTCTCTTCCAACACAGGACCCGCTGCCATCATTCCAGCTTGCATTAAAGCTTTAGGTCCACCAATTTGAGTCATAAAGGCGCTACGGCCAGCTTCAGAGCCAAGACTTGAGATGCCACTACCTGCTGTTTGCAGTCTTTCAAAGGGGGTAGCATTTGTAAACGCAGTGCTTGCTGCATTTGACGCATCTACATAAGGTTGTGTTTTGCTTAGGATATTAGCCGTGTAATCTGGAACCATAGCGGGGGTTATCCCGCCAGCGGTATTTGCAGCGCCAGCAACTTCTCCTATGCCTGTTTGTGCTGCCGCTAGTTCGGGGGCTACCGCAGCTTGCACTCCCGCACCGGCCAAAGCCCCACCAATACCAGCACCGCCATAAGCGCCGAGGCCAGCCATCAAACCTTTTTTCAAGCTACCTGTCGCCAGTCCGTAGCCACCACCAGTTATCATCGCAGACATCAGGGGAGTTAAAGTGCCGCCAGAAGCAATGCTCAAACCGGCACCAATCAGTGTGGGCAACAGTTTTGACAAGAAGCCCGCCTCTGGCAGACCTGTATCTGGGTTGATTGTGAGAGACCCGCCGTTAGCCATCGCCAGTTGCTGAAGGCTTTTAACTTCTCTGGGGGCCATGTGGACCAACATGGAGTCAGGTCCGCGACCAAGCGAAGCGAGTCCTTGTGCGGTTTGATGGTTCATGGAATCCTCTGGAGTCGGGGGTGGGTTGAGTTTATCATGGGGCTACCTTTAACACAAACGAAGATGTGTCATAGTAAACGTCTCCGGTCTTAAGCCTGCCCGCTGCTTGGTCTACCTGTGTTGGGAGACTGATACGCAAGGTTCCGGCTGTTACTCCCGGTTGGCTAAAACTGAGCGCAGTGGTAATTACGTTGTCAAGATTTTGAGTAGACGCCAAAATAGCGCCGGGGTTGTCTAACCGATTAAAATACAGGCGCAGTACGCTAAGTAGCTGCTCCATAAAATCTTGGCTGTATTCAACCGTTGATGACGGTAGGCGCGGTGCCCTGAATAGTGGATCACTCATCTCCGGCCATCCGGTCTAACTTCAATCCTAGGAACGCCTAGTTGCCATGCCGTACCAAGCGTATCGGAGCTAACTTTAAACGCCATTTGACGCCCGCGAACCCGCACGTAGACTTGCTCAGTAAATTGCTGTACGTTGTACGTACGCTGGTTAGCATAGCTTTGAGTGCTTGTCACTGCGGGAGCGTTTTCGGTGCCGTAATTGGAACCGGGAAACTGCCGAGGCCGAACCGTAAAGTCCAACTCAGGAGCAATGGCCGAAGACCCGTCAAATGTCACATCGGGGATAATCCGCCACACAAAGCCAAAGTTGTGCCCGTCCCCAATGTCAAAGTCGGAAGACTGTACATACGCCACAATAGGTGAGGGCGGGTTAGTTGTACCGTCATCCATACCTGTTTCATGGTAGACAAGTTGATTGCCGTAGGTCATTGCCATTGGTGCGGTTCGTAACGGACTGTCATACCACGCAGACCGAGCCAGTGTTCCGTAGTACCAAATACGCTCAAGGTAGTTGTACACCACATACCTGTCAACGGTATCAGAATTGGCCGAGCAGTAATACCACCAGACTTCATTAAACCCCTCATTAGTGCCAGAAAAAAACTGGAACGATTGAGACATATTAATATCGTCATACACATAGGAGCGCAGTGTGCACGGCAGAGTTTCTATCCGGCCCGAATACACGTAGAATTTATCTGCGCCCATCCAGTAAGTTATGTTATTAACTGTAATTGCTGTGTTAGGACCTGCAATAGATATATTGTCTGTAAGAATCTGAAAGCCCCATACGTACGGGGGGCCAAGGTATTGCATGGAATACAAAGCCGAATCGGTCCACACCAAAATCTCTTGCCGAGACTGCCGTGCCGTGATAATAGTTGAACCATTACTTAGGGTGTAGCTGCCAGCCTGATTGGTAATAGCGGGTGTCCATGATGTATAGTTTTCTTGGTCTGACCAGCGCACCAGCATAGGGTTTTGTGCAGCAGAACCGTAGTCGTTTACACCAAAGCAAATAACAAACCGTGAAGCATCCGACACCATAACAAAATTACAAATGTCTGGCGTATCCCCGGTGGTAAGTAGGGTGCCACGGTCAAAAATGTTGGGGTTGGCGTTGGTGTTCCAGTAGTAAAGCCCGCCGCCTCTTGGGTTAAAGATCAAATCTTCGCCGTAGTTGGCTTGGCTCCAAAGACGAAGCTGCGTACCAATACTTACACCAGTGTAGCTGGCGGGTGATCCCCAACCTGTAAATGTTGTTGATTGAGTAACCGTTGAACCGCTTGCATGTGTAGTTGCTGCGCCCGAACCTGTACCATCAACTCCACGAGTACAGCCCGTAAATGTGTCAGGTGAGGTTGTTTTGCCTGTGTATGAAATTGTTTCTGAGTCAATTAAAATATTGCCGGTTGCTGTAAAACCTGTTGTCGATGTTACTGTGACTGTAGTGTTACTTGATGAAAGCGTACCGCCGGATACCGCTGTAGTAACTGCACCTAAAACCGCGCCGCCCCATCCGCCAGCACCCCAACCTAAGCTTTGTGTGTAAACAGCAGAGCCGGTTGTAACTTGATATGCGCCCACCGTAGAGCCGCCGCCGTTGCCGCTATCACTACCATTGGCACGAGGAGAGGCTGTGCCTGTACCGGAACCTACGCCCGTAGCGACAAAAACTACGCCTACTGTGTTTGAAGCTGCGCCAATAGCTACAAAATTTGTTGTTCCAATACTTGCAATGACATACGTAACACCAATTACAAACCCGCCTGCACTTGCTCTAGAAGTAATTGTGTACTTGTTATTGCTTGTGACCGTAGCTATTTGATACTCTCTATTGAGCACAAGGGCGGTAATGGCCCCGCCCAAAGTGCTTGCGCCGCTGTACGTAACAAAATCCCCCGCCTGCGCCCCGTGCGCTGCATCGGTAACTGTTAGGGTGGTTGAGCCACTGGTAGCCGCAAAAGTTACGTCGCCCGCAGCGGTTGTGACACGTATAGGCGTAACGTCGTTAAACGCGCCGCCGACGCCGTTCTGGATGTAAAATTTGAGGTCCGTCCCCACTCCTAACAGGTTGTAGCTAGACAGCGTAATCCAATTCCACAATGATCGGCAGACACCCCAAAACGAACCCGTAGGTGGCGCGAGCGCAGCATTAGACAGGCCCGTGTCGGCAATCCAGCCACCAATCTTCTCCGCAGAACCCGAGCGAAAGCGCACCTTGTCGCTCTCAAACCAGCCACCCTCATTGGTAAGGGTAGTGGACTCCCTGTTTACACCGGGTCGGAATTGAAGTTTTTGGAGCGGCATAATTTATTTTCCCACGTATTAGGCAAAAGGTCGAGTGCCTGCTTTGTCAATGATAAGCGCTTGCCTACGTGGGACTCCGTCTGGGGTGTTTGTCACACTAATATGCGTCCATGAATCGAACTCACGGATGATCTGGTCAACGGGCAAACCCGCAGCAATCACTGCACGTACCACAGCATCAGGAGTCATTCCGGGTACACGGATGTCCGCAGCGCAGCCCAGCCGGTGCTGGCTGGTGTCTTTAGAACCAACGCTGTCGTTGACCGCTTTAGATCGGAAGGCAGAGTTGACCATGATGGGCTTTCCTCCAAGTACTTCTTTGACCTGTTCAAGAAATTTTGCAAGACGTTGCAGGTTGGTAATTTCATCATCATTAGGTGTGTTGTCCAGTGTGCGGTGGTTGGTGGCGGTTAGCTCATCCAACGTAAAGTGTTCGGTGAGGTTCATTTTTTACTTTTCATATCCATGATTTTTTCCAGCGTGCGCCCACCAAAATAAAAACTCATTACAAGCATGCCCCACTGGCCGAGCAAAGTGACGTAGACCTCGTTGGCATCAAGTTTAAACGCGGACATCATTGCAAAAGTAAAATAACCTACGAAGATGGCAACCAACGTCATCGGCCTAATATTCTTGGACAACCAAGAGTCACTACTCATGTCCGCGTTTAAACGTTCTGTCAGGTTGTTTTGCTCTGTTTTGTACAGGTCCGTGTCGTTTGCCAGTTTGGCTAGCTCTCCCGATTGCGCTAACGTGGCTAGGTCAAGCTGGGCGCGGGCTTTAGCTTCTGGGTCTGGGATAAGTTTGTCAATCAGCTTACCGCCGACTTGTAACAGTGCGTCAAGACCAATCATTGTTTACTCCTAGATAACATAGTTGCTGCGATTTGAAGCATGGCACGGGTCTTCTCAAGGTCTTCAGGCTCTGAGGCCCATCCAACTGTGATCTGCCCGACAAACCGACCCGGCTCCGGTGGAACTGAAATTCTGCATGTGTAATTAACGCCCTTTGCGATATACCACAAACCCATCTCTGACTGCGCTGACTTGTACTCGCTGCAAGGAATCTCGTTTGCCATCAACTTAACAACATCAGAATTGTTGCCTGCGTTCTGTGTAAATAGCCCAACATCTAAGCCGTCATTTGTCTTGTCCCTACCATCTTTGGCGTAGGCTCTGTGCAAAATGCGCGTACCAAACATTGAGTTGACTTTAAACACGGCAACAATCAAAGCGCCTGACTGTTTAAACAAATGGCTTGCTGCGTCCTCAACTCTATCCTCGGCAATGCTTGGAATCTTTTTGGACTCCTTGTACGCCCCTATCAACAAATCCTGATTTGTATATACAAAATAACCTGCAAAAGTTAAAACAGCCATTAGCACCATTGCAAACAGCCGGAACGGACTGCTGACGTACGCCAGCACCTTGTCAATAATGCTTAAATTCTCTTCGCTCATTTTTGAAAGCTGCATTTACCGGCGCACTGCGCGAGCACTTCAAACGAAAGATACGCAATGCCGCCAATCAGCCCAAAGAAAATTAACGCTAGTAAGACAATCTCGATAACTTCGTCCATCTCTTTTTTCTGCTTGGCGGCGGCTTCTCGTTCACGCCTAGCATCATGGGCAGACTCCACATCTATTGCCGCTGCTCTGGACTTAATCTTGGCCCACACATCCATTTTGTTACTCTGGAAGAACAGCATCTTGATCTCTTCTTCAAACGCACGGGCTTGTTCAATGGCAAGTTCTAGCTCAATGGCTTTGCCCATTGCCGAGCCTTTAAAACCCTTGTTCTTAGACTGCTGAAGAACTTTTATGCCGTCTGCTTTAGCTGAGAAGAACTTACCTAGCACAGGGCCAAGCGACTCTACGTCCTTAACAGTCTGGGCGGCGGTCTTAACTAACTTGACTGCGGTACTGATTGCCGCTAGTGCTGTAAACGGATCAATCACTTTGGACCTCCGCTACTTTCTTTGGCGCTGGTTTATTTTTCTCTCGCCACTGTAGGCACCAGACTAATAGTCTGTCGGACGACCAACTCCACCGCACGCACTCAAATACAGGCGCTGGAGCTTGTGCCGCTGGTGGCGGTGGTGGTAAAGCGTCCATCAGAGACTACCAATTTATCTGGACTCAAGCGCAGTGATGCGTGCTGCTTGTGTATCAACCAGTGCTTTAAGCTCTTGAATCGCCGCCGTTAATGTAGCAACTAGTTTGCTGGGGTCAACACCTTGTGGTTTAATGTCGCCTTTTTCATTGAGCGCATCTTTTTCGCCAGCAACGCAATCGGGAACTACTGCCTGTAATTCGTGCGCTATAAAGCCTTGACCGTCTGAACTATCAGCGTTCCATTTAAACGTGCAGGGTTTAAGTAAAGCCACCTTAGCCAACGCATCTGTCATTGGTGCAATTGAGTTCTTTAAACGATAGTCTGAGGCGCTATTAAATGCAATAGTATTTTGAGTTTGACTAATTAATCCAGATATACCATTGGCGTTATTTAAAAAAACAATTGGGCTACCGTTAAAAGTTGTATTACTTGCTTTGGTTACTATACCCTGTGTATTTGTAGGGTCCCACTGCATACTTAATTTACCGCCAACCCCGGAGAAAAATGATGTGGTTCCAAGAAAAAAGTATTGAAGAACTGTTGCATTATTAGTGGCGGTTAACTGGGCAGAACACTCTACGGTAGTGCTATAAGCAGTGTTGCAAATAAAATTACCCGTACCGTCACCAACAGACAAGCCAGAAACGCCACCAACGGTGCCCATGCGTACTCTATTCACTCCGTTATAGTTGTAGTCTAAATTACTTCCGCTTTGAGCTACAGTCCAACCGGAGCCTGTAGTTATTTGCGTAGCGGTTGTAGCGTTTGTGGCAGTTGCTGTAGTTGTAGCAAATTGCGCTGTTCCGCCAATGCTTAAATTAGCGGCGGTGCCTGAAATGTTTGTTCCAACCAAAACACTTGGCGTGCCCAGATTTGGATTGACGAGCGTGGGGCTGTTACTTA